TGATGCCGAAATTGACTTTGAGAAACACCTACGGGAAATGGGGAAATATGCCACTACATCAGTGTATCGAGTTTGAGCGAAGTAAAACAGAACCTGCGAGGCCCTAATGGCTAATATAGTAGCAAGCATTGATATACGGGGCAAGGTCATCAAGAACGCGTGGGAATGGGTGCATGATAATTTCCACAAATTAAGCGAGCCAAATAAGATAAAAGTTTCTTTGGCGATTATCAGTAAAGATATGCCCAATAAGGTTGAAGGGGAAGTCAATGCAAAGGTGACCATGATGCCCACCGTGAGGATAGATGGCAAACCGCTTGAGGTGAAGGTTGGCGATTGAGGTTCCAGCGATACTTAATGTTCCGCCACTACTAATGCCGCTCATCACAAAGTTGAACGACTATCGGTACTTTCTTATCGACGGCGGTAGGTCATCGGGGAAATCGCAGACAGTAGCGAGATTGATCAGCTATCTATGCGAGCAAAAAAAACTCAGAATTGTATGCGGCAGGGAGACGCAGAACTCGATAGAAGAATCGGTCTATACGATATTCGCTGACCTAGTAAGAGCGTTTGAGCTGAACTTCGAGGTTTCCGCCTCCAAAATAGATCACCGGGCCACAGAATCGGCCATAAGGTTCAGGGGCTTTAGAGAGCAAGGCGCGATAAATATTAAGGGCCTAGAAGGCGTTGACATACTCTGGGTGGATGAATCACAAGCCATCACGAAGCGCACCCTTGACATTATTATCCCGACCATCCGAAAAGATAGTTCAAAAATTATCTGGACGATGAATAGATACACCGAGAACGACCCTGTTTTTAGGACGTTTCGCAATAGGCCGGATTGTCTGCATATACATATCAATTACCCCGACAACCCGTTCTGCCCCCAGAAGATGATAGATGAAGCCGAGGCGTGTAAGGCTCTAAGCGAGGATGACTATAACCATATATGGTTAGGTCAGCCGATCAAGGCCGGGGATGACCTGCTGTATACGAGCGATGAAGTACATGAGTCAGCGAAGCTTGAGTTTATCCAGGAGGGCACGCATAAGCGAGTCATGGCCGTAGATGTCGCGCGGTTTGGTGAGGATGAGACGGTATTCTCGATTATCGAGAGCTATAATGTTTCCCAATGGCAGATGATATTCCAGGATTTCTGGCGCAATAAGAGCACGATGGAAACAGTCGGGAAAATTGTTGAGCTTGCGAGGACATGGGAATTAGACCAAATAATCATTGATGACACGGGCGTAGGCGGGGGTGTAACGGACAGATTGGGCGAGCTAAGGCTACCCATCATCCCGTTTAATGGCAGCGAGAAGCCCGCTAATGAACTCTATCAGAACAAGCGGAGTGAGGCATTTTTTCGGCTCAAAGAGCTTTTTGGCCTAAAGACTATAAAAATATTGCCCGACCCCAAGCTCTATGAGCAACTACTCGCTATCAAGTATAAATACATGTCAACCGGCAAGAAAGCTATTGTCAGCAAGGACGATATGAAGAAGGCTGGTATCAAGTCGCCAGATCGGGCAGATGCCCTGGCAATGGCGGTATATTTTAAGGACAATGCTCTAAACGAGAGAAAACAATCTGATTACCAGCTTCCATCAGAGTATGACATGGCGGAGGTCATTTGATACGGCTAGCGATTAGCGAAGATGCCATTTCATGTTTTAACCTTGCCAAGGAAATGTACAGCGAGTTTCTGAATAGGCACGGCATAGAGGTCAACGATGATGATCTCATGCAGACGGTCGAGAACTTCATAGTGCAGGATCAAGTATTGGTCATTGACCGTGACGGTGTAGTGGGAATGTGCGCATGGATTGTAACGGGGCATCCGGCAAACCAGTCAATGAGGATATTTCAAGAGGTTTTGTGGTGTTCAAACTCTGAACATAAGACAGACGCTTTCGCACTATTAAGGGTCATGCAGGACAAGGCCCGGGAGGTTAAAGCCGATATTGTAGTGTTGGCGAATTTAAGTCTAGAGAATGAGCCGAAACTGAGAAGAATTTATGGGCGCATGGGGTTTCAATACCTGGAAACTCATTACGCCAGAGCGAATTAGGGGGATGTCATGCCGGCAATATTTTCCACATTAGCGGCAGGGGCCGGAACAATAGGCACGGCCGTATTGGGTGGCCTGGGGACTGGGGCCGCTACTAAATCCGTGAAAGACGCGAAAAAGAGGGCCAAGATCCCTGTGTCAGACCCGCTCCGCGGGCCGGAGGTCAAAGACGCTAAAGAGTTGGCCAAAGAAGAAGAAAAGAGAATGAGGCGAATCAGAAGATTGGCCGGGGGAGAGACAATACTAACGGGCGGAGAGGTGGGCTCAAGCGACGGTGGAAAAACATTATTGGGGTCGTAAATGAATAAAATAGAAAAGGTTATCAAGCGTTCAGAGGAACTGGAATCGGCAAACGGCTCATGGCGGTCGTATTGTCAGAACCTAGCCAAGTATGTTCTTCCGCGCAAGGCACGCATAACCGCCAAAAGGGAGAAAGGATCCAAGCTTCAGCTGCACGACATTTATGACTCCACTGCCATCAGGGGCCTAAAGATCATGGCGGCCGGGTTCCACTCCAACCTAACCAACCCCTCAAGCAAGTGGTTCAACCTCCGTACCCGCGACTTGCGATACATGGATCTGCGCGAAGTCAAGGTGTGGTTCAAGGACATCGAAGATATTATTTTCGGTGCTCTGTCCTCATCGAATTTCGACACCACAATGCAGGAGTTTTACCTCAACTCCGGGTGTTTTGGTACGGGGATTGTCCTAACCCTAGAAGATGCCCTGGAAAAGATCAGGTTCACGGAAATACCGATAGGCCAGGTGGGGCTGGAGGAGGACGCATACGGCAGGGTACAACGGGTTTACCGCACATTTGAGCTAACGGTTCAGCAGGCGTATGACCTGTGGGGCACAAACGCCGGTCCGGCAGTCACAGAGAGAATCAACCACAAGCCGGATGAGGAGCTCAAATTTATACATTTTGTCGGGCCGAGAGAAAAGAGAGACGTATCTAAGGCAGACAACATCAATATGCCCTATGAGTCCCTGTGGGTTGAAAAATCGAAGAAACATTTAATAGCGGAGGGCGGTTTTAAGAACAACCCGTATGCGGTGGGCAGGTTCTACAAGGCAACGGGCGAAGTGTTCGGATTCTCTCCGTGCATGGACGTGCTGCCCGATATTAAGCTCGTCAATGCCCAGGTTAAAACCATGCTGAGGGCCGCGATGAAACAGGCGGATCCGGCCCTGATAGCGCCCAGGCGGGGCTTTATCGCTCCCCTAAACGCCAACCCCGGAAGAATAAACTACCGCGACGAAAAGACGGCGAATGACGCAGTAACGCAGATGCCGACAGGAGGCAATATCCCGGTAACCCTAGAGGTTATTCAGCAGACACAGGCAGGCATCGAGAAGGCCCTGTTTGTGCCCTTATTTCAGGCGTTGTCGCAAATCACCAAGCAGATGACCGTTCCCGAAGTCCAAAGGCGCATACACGAAAACATGGTTTTACTCGGCCCGGTAGTCGGTAGGTTCACCCAGGAAATGCTAGACCCCATCATTATGAGGGTATTCGATATTTTGTATAGGAATGGGGAAATGCCTATGCCGCCAGCCGAGATACAGGGGCAAGATCTCGACATAGTTTACATTTCACCATTGGCAAGGGCGCAGAAGGAATCAGAGATATATTCGATCCAAGCTTTCATGCAAGACGTGGGGCTACTTGCGCAAGCCGATCCGTCCGTACTTGACAATGTTGACTATGACAAGACAACTTCTGTAATCGCTCAGATAAGAGGCATATCGCCAGAGATTATGCGTTCCGATGGGGACGTTGAGGAAATACGCCAACAGAGAGCAGAGCAACAAGAGCAGATGGCGCAACAGGAGCACCTCGCGAAAGGGGCTGAAATTGTAGCGACTGCCGCCGGAGCAGGGAAGGACATAACAGATGCAAGCCGGGGGGATAAATGATAGATCACCTCAAGCGAGTTAATGATTTAAATACTAAGTTATCTAAGCTAAACAACAATGAACTAAACGGCCTGTATTATCGCGTTTTTTCAACGCCCGATGGTGAAATGGTATTGCACGATTTGGCGAACAGGTTGCATGAATATATACCCGCAACAAACGACTTCCAGGAGGGGCAGAGAAGTGCCTATGTAAGCATTATCTCACGTCTTCTAAACTCGGTAGAAAAAAAGGAGGTTACCAATGGCGAGGGGTAGAGGTAGATGCGGTGGTAAGCGCAGGTTTGACGGTAGTGGTAGGGGAAAAGGTCAACCAAGGAGCAGAAGAAGGAAAAGGAGGTAGTAAATGTTTTTGGACACTCTCAACCCATTAGGATACTTGAGACCCATGAATATTGTAGAAGATGGCGGTGGCGGGGGGGAAACCGAGTTTGAGTCAATGGCGATCCCCGAAACCTATAAAGACCAACCAATAGGCAAATACAAAACTGTCGGTGAATTAGCAAAGGGCTATTCCGAGGCGCAGAAGTTGATAGGCGCCAAAGGAGTCATCCTCCCCGGCGAAAATGCCGAAGCAGAAGAAGTAGATAAGTTCTACAAAGCGCTCGGCAGGCCGGATAACCCCGACGGATACAAGTTTGACGAGCTCAAAGACTTACACCCCAAGTTACAGATTACCCCTGAAATGGAAGCCGGATTTCGGGCGTTTACACACAAGCATGGCCTGACGCAAAAACAGGCCGCAGGCATTCGGCAGGAGTATTTTTCTTCGCTTTCCCAGGCATTAACTAAGAGTGATGAGGCTACGGAGAGAGGGAGACAGGAAGCCGAGACGAAATTGCGTGGAGAGTGGGGTGCTGATTATGAAACCAAGGTAAAGCGCACCCAGAACATGATTGACAAATTCGGCGGAAACGGCGCCAGGGATGCTTTTGGTGATTTGGGTAACAATCCCACCGTTTTGAGGGTCCTTGCCGCAATAGCCGACAAATTCTCAGAAGATAATTTTACGCTTGGCGGAACCAGGACGGAAGGTAGCGCGGCAGATGCTAAGCGAAAGATTAATGAGATACTAAGCAACCCCGACCACATGTTTCATAAGACAGGGCCGGGGCATGATGAAGCGGTGAAGGATATGTTAGAGCTAAATAAAATAGCATATCCTGAACCGGAAGAAACAAAGTAGGGAAGCTACCCGCAAGTGAGCGGTGAGGATAAGCCCTTGGGCCCCGAACCGTAAGTAAGCGACGCTTCAGTCGTAGTACAGGACCCGCAAGGACACTCCTGTTTAAAAAGCATAATTTTAACTTAAACAAGGAGTGACTAGATGGCTGCTATAACAACTGCGTTTGTTAAACAGTTCGGCACTACGTTTGAGCTACTAAGCCAGCAGAAGGGGTCACGGCTCCAAAATGCGGTTAGGCTTGAAACGGGTGCATACGGTGAAGAAGAATATTTTGACCAGTATGGTGAAGATACTGCCAATGTAAAAGTAAGCCGCAATGTCGACGTTCAGTACGCGGTCGATGATTACAAGAGGCGCAGAGTGTCGTTTCAGGATTTATACTGGGCGAAATTGATAGACAAGGAAGATAAGCTCTCCATGCTGATTGACCCGACGTCAGGACTCACGCGGGCCGGAGTATGGGCGATAGGTAGGAAAGTAGATGACCTGATAATCGACGCTTTTTCGGGGACAGCTTATACGGGAAAAGCAGGCGGGACATCTACCACGTTTACGTCCGCTAATCAGATAGCTGTGGGCTCGACAGGGCTAACAATATCGAAACTCATTAACGCAAAAGAGCTTTTAGATGCCGCTGACGTAGATCCCGAGGAGGAAAGATATATAGCTTGCGCCGCAAGCCAGATCTCGGACCTCCTGAACACGACCGAAGTCAAGTCAATTGACTATAACTCCGTAAAGGCCCTTGTTGAAGGTAAGGTTGATACATTCATGGGCTTTAAATTTATCAGGACACAAAGACTCACCCTTTCTAGTACGACACGGACAGCCCTCGCGTGGGCGAAGTCGGGTATTTTGCTTGCCAAGAGAACCGGCATGTCAACTAAACTCGATGTCATACCGACCAAGCATTACGCGACACAGGCATATGCCGCGCTCTCGTGTGGCGCTACGAGAATGGATGAGGAGAAATGCGTAGAAATAGCTTGTTACGAAGCTTAACCGGGGAGGATATACATGGCAACTTTAAAAGCAGCAAATAAGACAATCATAGACGCCATTACCCCGGCGACAATTCTCGACAAGGGTACAGTCGGCGGGAATGTCAGATGTATGATTGACACCTACACGGGTCTCGGGACGGAATCGTCGGGAGATACTATTGAGTTCGGCGATGAGCTTCCAGAGGGCGCGTATGTGGTGGGCGGTTATATCGTTTGCACGTCAATGGGGGGTACGCCCGATGTCGGTGATGCAGAGGACCCCGACAGATACGTTGACGAGGCCGCTGATAATACAGCTACCGCGTTTACCGATGTTTTAACGGGTATCGGATATAAGGTCGATATGACTACGGCCTCAACGCCAGACAACCAGATACTAGTAACACTGGATGCGGCGGTCACGGCCGCAGGTACGATAACGGTAGTCGTATTTTATACGATTGAATAAGGAGGAGAAATATGGCGAGTTTTTACGGAACCAATGCGACGAAAGCGCTCGCAATATCTCCGAGTAATATACTGGATGCCGGGCTCATCGGCGGGAATGTTAGGATAGCGACGGACAGCTATACTGCCGTAGGCACTGAGGTAACGAATGACCTGATATATATGGGCTATACGCTACCAAAAGGTGCAAAGGTACTTGATGTTGTTTTGCACACATCGGCATTAGGTACGGGTGTAACTCTTGATGTTGGTGACGCTGAGGATGCCGATCGGTATATTTCGGCAGTAGACTGTTCGGGCGCGATTATAGTTCACACGGAAGCGGCGGAGATAAGTGGCAGAAATTATGAGGTTGACGAAACCGACTCATCGTCCCTTGACAGTTTCATTATAGTCAAGGTTCATAATGCTACTACTGTCGTCACCGCAGACGCGACTATAATAGTCAACGTATATTACACGGTTGAATAAACGGAGGATGTACATGAGAAAGATATTATTTAGTTTAATTGCTCTCGGGCTGTTTCTCATTTCGCCCATTGCCTTTGGTGCGGTGGGGGTAAATGAGAATGGTACATATCAGGGGGAAGCAACTACTCTTGATATGCCTTCTGCCTGGGTTGATTCTTATGACGGCTCAACGGCAACCATCGGCGGTGAGGGCCTTGTTGTTCTACCACTGGCCGATTTTGTAATTACCGCCAGTGGAACGCCCGCCCTCGGATCGCAACAGGCTTATGCTGACGCCGCGTCAAAGCCGGGTCTGGAGATTGACAATAACATGCTGGCTCTTGTGTGGGCAGATGGTGAAACCTCATATGCGCAGGTTACTTTTAGGGTTCCCGCTGACTACGCTTCGGGTGGTGCTTTCAGAATACTGACTGACCAGTCAAATGATCTCTCAAAGTGTGAAATTGATTTTGAGGTGTGGGTGCAGTCGGCCGTTGGTGATGATGCCACGGCGTGGTCTGTAGCGCATACTGATGAAACGCGCGTTGCGAGAACCCATACGGGGGGCGGTTCCCCAGAAGAGGTAACACTTACGCCGACAAATACGATTACGGCGAATGATATTGTTACCCTTAATTTCTGGCGTTCAGATGCTGACACTGGCACGAACGCAAACGCAACAGCAGACCTTGAAGTGTATTACGTTGAGTTTTACTACTCAAGGAACTAAATGCGAAAAGACCTATTATTCAAAATAGGCATGTTTATTGTTCTGGCAGTAGGAGTCTTGGCTTTTATGCCAGGCCTCTTACCGTTTAGAACAAATAAGGAATTTGTCGCTGAGTGGTGTGTTATAGCCGCTTTCGCGCTGTTCCTGAAAAACAGGTGGGTAGGTGCTTTTACATTATGGTCATTACTGAGCGTAATGTTAAGCACCTACGTTCCTGTAGTCGGGCTCAATAAGGCATACATTCTTACGCTCCACATTGTGGTTATATATGCCTGTTTTTACCATTTGCTCTTTGAAAATATGTCAATTGAACGAGTAGGTACAATTCTCGATATAATCGCCGTTGTGGGGCTGCTACAAGTCCTCATGATGCTGATTCAGTATAACGGGACATGGGTCGGGATTCTACCGATACACTATAAAGATGCGTCGGCGGTGGCGACATTTAAACTTCACCCGCTTATTTATGCCTATGTCCTCAAAAACCCCCTTGCGTATGACTGTCCTGGTTTCATGGATATGTGTAATACGGCCTCTGGTCTTTTAGCTCTTTGTGTCCCCGCTTTTCTGAGAAAGCAGTGGTATTGGGGTCTGCCGTTCATGCTTGGTGGCCTGTGGATTTCGCGCTCTCTGGGGGGCATGATTCCCGCAATTATTGTAGTTCTTATATTTTTTATCGTAAAGATGAAGAAAAAAGCTATTTTTATCATTGTGGGCGCGATTCTTTTATTCGCCCTTTTTATTTTTAAATATGAAAGTCTCAAGGGATTACTTAGTCTCACGGGCCGCGTTGATGTATGGGCAACGGGGTATCTGATTGTAGAGCGCAAACCGATAGTGGGGTGGGGGCTGAGACAGACGCCCTATCTTGCACGGATTACATATTCAATCATAGGTCAGGGCTGGACAAATTATCACAATGAGTTTCTTAATACTTTGATTGAACTTGGTTCGGTCGGCCTGATTATAGTTATCGGATATTTTATTACTCTTTATGACCGGGCAAAAAAACTATTGAGAGACGAAACAATTTTTCTTTTATTTCTTGCGGTGCTTGCGGGGTTCTTGAACTGTCTTGTGAATTTTACTATGCATACGGTTATTGCCTTGCCGTTCATAGTTTATATGGCATCGCTCGATAAATTGACAAGGAGTGACTATGGGAGCGGCGACAGATTTAATCATTGCTAATCTTGCACTTTCAGCGGTAGGGGCCAGGCGCATTACGACATTCGGCGAAACAACGACGGCGGAGGGCCGGGAAATAAACGCCGTTTATGTTTCGCTCTTAGATGAAGTTCTTGCTGAGCATCCCTGGAATTTCGCGCAGAAAAGGGTTGTGCTCGCTAAGGAGATCACGGCCGCGACACAAGCAAGCCCCGTAGTCATAACCTCGGCGGATCATGGCTTCTCTGACGGTGACGAAGTAAAAATCACATCGGTTAAGGGCATGACCGAGCTCAACGGCATAACATTTACCGTAGCCAATAAAGCTGACGATACTTTCGAGCTTACCGACTCGGACGGTGACAACATTGATGGTTCCGAATATACTGAGTATTCCTCTGGCGGCTATATCACAAAGCTAGCAGATATTGTTATGGATGAGGACGACGTTGAATATGTTTATTCGCTCCCCTCCGATTATATCAAAGTAACATATTTCTCCGACACCGATGCCATTGTAAAGTTTGAGGGAAGTTATATCTATTCCGATACCGACAGCCTTAAAATGAAATACACATATCGAAATGTAACCGAGACCGAATATTCACCTATGTTTGTGATGGCCCTTGCTACCAGATTGGCAGCGGCCATATGCTTCCCCCTAACCGAGTCAAGGACTAAGGCGGCTGATCTATTGGAGCAGTATTTAAAAGTAGACCTTCCTCGCGCTACAGCTACGGACTCACAAGAGGGGACAGAAGAAGAACTAACCCAAGATGAGTGGGAAACGGCCAGGGGAATTTAAATGGCTCACGTTACCTCACAGCAAAACAGCCTGACATCGGGTGAGTGGTCGCCAAAAGCATTTGGCAGGTTCGACCTTGACCAGTATAAGTCTGCGGTTAAGAAGCTAGAAAACTTTCTTGTCCGTCAACTAGGGGGCGGGCTTTTCCGGCCCGGCACCAGGTATGTCGCTGGAACAAAAAGCGATGGTGTAGCGCGCATTTTCCCCTTTCAGCACGAAGCCGACGAGGATTATGTTGTAGAAGCGGGCGACCTCTATTTCAAGATTTACGAGAATAATGCGGACAATGTAAATATTACCCAAAATACCTCTCCTTACCCCCTGGCTCAGAGCGATACCTATGTTAAGGCTACAACTAAATCCACCACAAGCTATTGGCCGTATTTTGCCACCGATCCGTCGTTATCCGTGACAGGTAATTCCGCGCTTGCAGGATGGCTTAGTTCCAACGGAACAACTACGAATCAAAGATTTCATATAGATTTGGGCTCGGCTAAAATTGTTACAAGAATTTATTATGAAAATTATCATGCTAGCGGAGAAGGTGAGAATATTGGGGTCCAAAATTTTACGTTTTGGGGTTCAAATACGGCTTCTGATTTCGCAGACTTAACTTACGCAAACGACGGAACTTGGGTAGAGCTAACCACCGATATATCCGCTTTTGTCGAGCACCCCGCCGAAGATGCTGCTTCCCCCCAATATGTAGAAGTAACTAATTCAACGGCTTATAGGTACTATGCTTTTAAGTTCGCCGATAATTGGGGACATGGAAGCTATATGGGGGTTAGAAGGTTAGAATTAAAGGCTACGGTTTTATCAACTGAAATTGAAACTACTTATGCCGAGGCGGATTTATTTGACCTACACTATGCGCAGAATAATGACGTTATGTATATCGTGCATCCCGACTATGCTCCGAGAAAACTATCTCGTACAGGAGCCACCTCATTTGCCATAGAAGATGTCAGTTTCAAGCGTGGGCCGCTAAGAGACACGAATATCACAGCGACGACTATTACTCCGAGCGCCGATGCTGGTGCGGGCATAACATTAACCGCATCGGGAAATATTTTTGATGAAGATCATGTGGGGTCTTTATGGCGCATTAAAGACGGGATGGTCGAGATTACAGATTATACTAATGCCACCACCGTTACGGCAACGGTTCAGGCCGAGCCGGATGGGTCGGCGGGAGATCTAAATACGGGGCCTGCGGCCACTACTGATTGGGCAGAGGGCGCTTTCTCGGCATACAGGGGCTATCCAGCAACCGTCGCTTTTCACGACCAACGGCTTTACTACGGAAGAACCGCCTCTGAGCCACAAAAGTTTTGGGGGAGCTATGTCGGGGCGTATGACTCTTTTGACACAACCGCTACAACCGATGACTACTCCTTTGCCTATGAGGTTGCGACCGAGCAGAGAAATGCAATTAGATGGATGGTATCGGGAATTGGGGTTTTAAGTATTGGGACTACGGGCGGGACTTTTTCTGCATCTGCGAGTGAAACCGCGGAACCTATTACTCCTACAAATATCATGGTGACCAGGGATACCAATTATGGGTGCGCTATCCTTCCGCCCAAAAGAATATCGTCACTTCTCTATTACGTCCAACGGGATTTCCAGAAGATGAGAGAATTATCGTACAGCTTTGAACTAGATTCTCAGATTTCTAATGACATGACGCTTTTTTCTGAGCACATCTTGCGGGACGGCACATCGGTAGTGGACTTGGCGCATCAACAATCGCCTAACGACCGTATATGGTGCGTTAGGGGCGATGGCACGATAGCCGCATTAACACGGAACCCCGAACAGGAGGTCATGGGATGGTCACGCATCATAGCGGGCTATGATGCTATGGGGGACGGCGAATTTGAGAGTATATGTGTTATACCAAAGTCTGAGAGCGACGACCAGATATGGGTTGTCGTTAAGAGAAATATAAATGGTTCTACAAGGCGCTTTATTGAATATTTTACAACGGAGAATTTTAACGATGACTGGGATGCCATATGTTGTGATTCTTCCGTAACAAGGGATGATCCTCAAGTCATAACGGCAATGACTAACGCCTCCCCCGGCGTTTTCACTATCGCTGACCATACCTTTTCAACCGATGACCAAGTTAAAATTGACGGCATAATACTGGCGGATGTATCGGGTGAAACGAGCACAGAGATAAACGGGATCTACACCGTAGTGAAGATAGACGCGGACACATTTTCCCTAAAAACTTTAGCTGGTGCGGCCGTTAACACCACAACCGGCAATGGTTATGGGGTGTATGTTTCTGGTGGCGAGGCCCGACTAATGACTGACGCCGTTACGGGATTAAGTCATTTGGTCGGGGAAACGGTCGTGGCCCAGGTAGACGGATCCATTCCATCCACCGAAACCTATACCGTTCAGGCAGGGGGATTGCTTACCTTGTCCGCAAAGGCGGCCGTTGTTCATTGCGGCCTGCCATATAAGGGTACCATACAATTGATGAAGCTTTCCGATGGAAGCCCAAGAGGAACGGGTCAGATGCAAATTCGTAGAATACATAAAATAGCCCTACGCCTCGACAGGACGCAGGGCTTATCTATTGGGCGCGCTGAAGGCGATGTGGACGATGTAATATACGATGTTGACGGAGAAGCATCAACAGATTTATATACGGGGGATATTCGCAAAACATTCAAAACGACCTGGAACCGAAACGATGAGCTTATAATACAGCAAGACAAGCCATTGCCTGCGGATATTCTCTGCATAATCATAGAGAGTGAGGTATCGTGATGCCAGCGACAACTTCCGCACTGGTAGCAGCAGCCCTAATAAGCGGCGGAATAAGTGCCTTTGGGCAATACAAAGAAGGCCAAGAGGCAAGCGCCGCCTATAGATATAACGCCGACATAGCGGAGCAAGAGGCCGATTTTATACGACAAGGTGCTGTATTGAATGAATATAGACAGAGAAAACGGCTACAGGCTGTTACGGGGGCCCAGGCCGCCCGATATGCTAAAAGCGGGGTCAGCGTGTTAACGGGAACCCCCCTTGACGTTATGACGGACTCTATCGCCAATGCTGAACTTGAGATAAGCATAGACCAATGGAACGCTGAAAATATGGCCCGGAGAAAGCGGAGCGAGGCACAAATGCTAAGACGCTATGGTAAATCTGCTATGAGTATGGCAAGGACGAAAATGGCCGGAACACTCCTGACGACAGCGGTAGACACGGGATTTAAACTTTATAGCGAAAAAGGCAAGACAAAGGTGGGTAAGTAATGCGCATACCCGTAGTTGAACCCGGACAGAGACAGCTAAACATTTCATCCCCCAATGCCCCCATGACACAGGCAGAAACCGCCGGTAAGTCGCTACAGGTGGCGGGCAGGGCCATGAGCGAGGCCACCTCCCTGGCGTATAAAAAGATGGATGAGGCAAGGAACTATGTCGAGACTTCGAAGGCAAGCCTCTTTACACAGAGAAAAATGGCGGATCTTCTTATTAAAGCCGATACCGATTCCTATACCGACCCCGAAGGTAAGGTCAGATTGAGGACGGGCGGAAAAGATGATTTTATCACTTACGACGAAGAAATACAAAAGGGTAGGGAGGAAGCGACTAAGTATTTCTCAAACAGGGAGCAACAAGAGAGGTTTCTGGCCGAATACGACAAGACCGCCCTGATAACCCGCAATCAGATTAGTAAAAAGTTTATGCATAACCTTATTTCTGAGGGGCAGGCAACCGTATCGGAACGGCTGGAGTCTCTTTCTAATGCCTACGCCATTGAGGGTGACAAAAAGATTTTAAAGCAAGCCGAAGATATTATTGATGAGGCGATGGGCAAGGGTTTCTATACCCCCCAAAAGGCTTATGATCTAAAGGCTACGATGAAACAGGGGGCAAAAGAAAAGACCTTTCTGTATGATCTCGAAAACCATCCGAAAATAGCAGAACAAAAACTGACAGAAAATACCT